GGGAATTCTGAAATCCATCTTACAAGCCTATCTCCTATGAGTTCTTCTTGCAAGATGTCCTTAATCTCATTTGCCCATACGTCTGTTCTTATAACAGAACTGTTAAAAGTAGTATCCATATACTATCCTCCAATTATTTTTTTTAAGTTCTATAAAAATCTATACCTTGTTTTTGTGCAACAAGGGCAGCTTCGTGCAGCATCTTTTGGAACTTATGTGTTTTATAATAACTTGGGTTTTCTTTTCTAATTCTACGTGCCTCACTCCAAGTTATAGGTAAAACACCAGATGTATTAGTTCCTGCTGAAGCTGATTTCCCACCTAATGTAGGTGTTACTTGTTTTTGTTGTGTTGGTTGAGTATTGCCCCCCTCGTCTTTAAGAAGTTTAATTAGTGCATCTGGGTCAGTAGTTGCTAATATCTCTACAACAGACTTCTTGTTAGGATTGTCTTTTATAAAAGAATTAATTTTTTCAGCAGCCTTGTCTTCACTACCAAATGCTTCAAGAAGTCTTTGTTTTGTTTCTTGTTTTTTCTTAACAACTTCCTGTTGTTGTGCTTCTTTTGCAAGCACTTGTCTAACAACTTCCTCAAGATTTTGTTCTGTCTGTTTTGGAGTACTTTCTTGCTTTGGTTTTTCAACAACCTCTTTCTTACCAAACACATCCAGAACATCAGCAAGAGATTTAAACTTTTCTCTCTCTGCTTGAAGCTCTTCCTCAACCTCTCTCTTCTCACGCTTTAGTGTTTCAATAAACACATCAGCATTTGCGTAAGCTTTTGCTAAATCAGCAACAGTTTTATACTTCTTACCCTCTCCTACATACAGATTTAGGTAAGAGTCAAGCTCACTACTGTTGCTTGCAGAGTCAACAAAACTCTGTTCTCCTTGGGTCAGTTCTTGTTTCTGCTGTTCTTTGTCACCAGCAAGTACTGTTTCATTAGCTTCGGTCATTAAAGCCTCCTATTAAATTTAAAACCTTGAGCATACCTTCAATTTGTCCATCTCTGTATGCTCTTTTAAATGCCCAATTAATGTCATTAAAATCATCTATCTTAGTTACTTCTATGTCTTTTATAAATTTATTTATAATATCACAGTAAATCTTACGCAACCTTTCAGCTTTTTCTTCAAGTGCTTTTATATCTTTTTCATCTTCACATTTTGGGAGTAAATGTTTTGCTATCATTCGCTAACCTGTTGTGTTTGTTGTGGTGAAGCACCCATAACTTCCATAAGTTTCTGCGACTCTTGTGCTTCCATCTGAGCCACTGTCTGTGACCTTACTTGGTCTATTATAGCTTGGAAGTCTTTCACAAAGTTAAGACCACCATAGTCAAGCTGTCTTTCAACTTCTTTAGCAACAGCTTTGCCATCTATATGTATTGACGTTGATGGTATTGCTGATAGCTTTTCAATACTTGTTAGCAGTTCTTGTAGCATCTTTCTTCTTTTTTCAAAATGAGAAGAGCCTTTAGGTTTAAACTGTCCATTTGCTACAATCTTATTTTTATCTATTTCTATGAACTGATAAGCATTTAAGTCATCATCAAATATTCTTAGAAAGTCTTTATCTGTAACATTCATCATTGTTATAATATAGAATAACTCAAGCATTCTTTCAAGGAATGTTGTTTCAAAATGTTGTGTTTTTTCAAGGAACATTTTAATTGCTCCTTGATATAGAACATCAACCTCATATGCAGTTTTCTCACCCGGAGTTCTAAAGCCTGCTGTTTCTCTTGGAGCACCTGCCATTAACTCCATCATTTCCATATACATTGCTATTTGGTTATCTGCTGCAAGTGCAGTTGGGTCTGGTCTTAAAATACTTACATTGCCCTCAAGACCAGCATAGAATATTTTGCCGGGACGCCATTCAAAGTCATCTGCTGGGTTACCTGATATTACTACTATCGGGTGTGCTATTAAATCAAATATATCTGCTTTAACATTTTCAAGATGGTCTATTCTATATTGCATTCCAACAAGTTGCTCAAGAGGTGATTGACCATATAGGTTATCTGTTCTTGGACGCCAGCTTGTAAATGAATATGGTTTCTTGCCATTTAACATTGGGTTTGGCTGGTTCCATAATACATACATTCTGTCTATAATAGCAATAGTTTGATTTTCAAAAAACTCACCTGTTTCTGGTATGAATAAATCCCCCCAAAACTCCAATACCTCTACATTACCAGAATTAAAATATTCTTCAGGTGAGCCAAACCCATCAATGAAAAGCTCAGTATCTTTTAGTGCATCTTCATTTGTTCTGACATAGCCTCTGATTTGTTTTGCTTTTTCAATAGCCTCTTCACTATAGGTATATAATGAGTTTTCTGATGTTAGTTTATATAGTTTATTTATAGGCAATAAGTATCTTCTTATAAACACACTATCATCAAAACTCGAGGCTCTTGGCTCAATTACAAAATCAAGGGGGGATACTCTGAAAGCTCTTGCACCAGAATACTTTACTACTTCTTCCCCAGTTATTGTTTTGTGTTTATCGACTGTATATTCTACGCCACCACAGCAAACACCATATATAACCCAGTCAGCTAAAATATCTCTCACTGTTGTTACAAAGTTAGATTGCTCTAACTTCTGTCTAATATACTTTTGGATAATGTTATCTTTCTCTTGGTCTTCTGGTCTATCTCCTAAAAAACTAAACCAATCAGCTGAAGGGAATAGTGCGTGTTTATATTGTGCGATTAAGTTATCGTATATCTGTGTTAGTTTTGGTATTGTTGTTTTATTTTTCCACGGCAATGTTCCTACTTCAGTGTATGTAGTATCAGGAGCATTTATGTATTTTCTTATTTCTGTTGTACGTGATAGCCATTGATTTCTCTCATTAGAGAGTTGAGTCCAAAGCTCTATAATCTTTTTTGCTACCACATCAGCTTGTATAAGCATTCGTCACCTCGTTATATTTCCATTTTATACTACCATTATAGCACAATTTTAACAATTTGTCAAGTACTTTTTTTATAATTATTAAAATTATAATATACCACCAAACTTTGGATGGTATATAATATTGTCATTATTAAACTTTCTTATAGGAACAAATTGTATTAATTCACAGCAAGCTGCTGTTGCGTCTGCTACGTCATCGTGTGCAGGGTTTTTAGATAGCAATTCCTCTTCCAGAATTTGACAGTTACCGCCTTTGTAATGAAAGATAATCTTCTGAGCGTATAGAGGCTCAAGTATTGACATTATTCTCATTCTTTTTTCTGTTCTTGAGTTCTGTTTATCCCAGCTGAATATGGCATTTCTTTGCCTCATCATTTCCTGAAGCTGATTGATTACAAGTCCTTGTGTAGCAGTTACTTCAGCTCTAAGTTTTATAAACCTCCATTTAAGCCAAGCAGAGTATATCTCATCAGCTATATCACTTATCTTTTCTGTCTTTTTTCTACGTATATCAAGTACATACCTGAAGCCATCTTGGTCAACACCAACAACAACTAATGCTGTATAGTCAGACCTTTTCGATATGGTTGCTGCTATATCAAGAGCTGCATATATTCTTAATGGTTTGTTTCCTATTCTCCACTCATTGATTACAAAATTAAGGTGCGACTTTTCATAATATTGAAAGTTGTTCTCGTCTATGAACTTATTATCTGGGTCATCTGGTGTATTGTAGTACTGTGCATAGTATTGTGTTTTGTCTATGTATTGTGCTTTGATTTTATTTAATGTTTGCATATCAAAGCCATAATATTTTCCATCAATATGTTTTCTTCTTGGGAATAGAAATTCCCCATCAACCTCAACTACTTTTTCTAATTTCTCATATACACTTATTTCGTCAACTACATTTCCCTCTTCATCCAGAATAGGCTCTTTGATAGACATAACTGAAGCATATATATCTTTTGGGTGGTATCTTGTGCCTACTATTTTAACCGAGCCACCAGCATTTAAGATAGACGCTGCCTGGGAAACCCATCTCTCCACTTTATCTCTACCTGCTTGTGTCCACGGGTCTGCGTCTGTATTAGGTGCTGTAATATCATCAAGCACAAGCATATCAAAGTGTAGCCCAGTAATTCCCTTACCAACACCTGCAATTGTGATTGTGTCATCTCTGATACCAAATACCTTTCTGATTGGATGGTCTATTTTTATGTTTTGTTGCGTCCACTTTTCCCTCCTCCCCTCTTCTTTATTAATCAAATTGGGAAAGAATTTAAATATCTTTGGTTGTTCTAATAGTGTTTTTATTGAATGTAATTGTTGTTCGGCAAGTGTTGCAGTTGAAGAGGCATACAGAATAGTTATTCTTGGGTCTTTTATTATATTCCACACAGTAAAGAATGTCATTATTTGCGACTTGCCATGGCCTCTGGGAACAAGAAGTAGTTGATGTGTTTTAGCATTTTCATTTGTCAGAAACCTTAGCATCTCTATATGATGGTCTGACAGCATAAAGTAAGGAGCTATCCATTTAACAAAGGCTACAATGTCATTGTATACTAATGTTCTTATTTCTTTTTCTTTTGGTGTTAAATGTTTAGATGAGTATAGTGTATCTTCTGAGATTACTATTTCACTTTTCTTTACTACTGTTGTTGGCTTTTTCTCTTTCTGTTTCTTTGGTCTACCAACAGCCATAATTAATTAACCAAGTTTTTTATTTCTGCCAAATCTGAGAGTATTGTTTCATCTGTGATTAGTGTTTCCTCTAATGCCTCTTTATTTTTCTGTTTATTATCCTTTTCACTTAAATCTTCTATGAAATCTTTATATTTACCTTCTAACAAATACTTAGCAGAACTTACATTCTTTTTAGCATCTTTAATTACAACCTTAAACGCTTTACCTTTCAAGATTAATTCAAGTTCCTCTTTCCATGCTTTAAGAAACTCTCTTAAAGGTTTTGATGTTTTCTTTAGTTTATTCCAAGTCTCTATATCATCAAACACATAAGAGGCTATTGAGTATTCTGTTAAATCTTCAAACTGTAAGAACTTATACTTCCACGCATAGTAAATATCTTTCTTAATTGTGCCATTATCTTCTATGAAATGTGAATTACCTAAGAACTTATTCATTTGATTTAGTTCTACTATGAAATACTTTTTAAAGAAACCTTCTGGGTCTTTAACCTCTTCCTCTGCTAACTTTTTAAAATAAGCCTTAGCTTCATAGACATCTTCAATAATCATAGCACGATTATCTTTTTCACCAAGTAGTCCTCTTCTTGCTATTGCCATATAACCTCCTTAGTTTTCCATTGTATACTTATAGTATAGCACATTTTAAATCATTTGTCAAGTACTTTTTTTACATTAGTGTAAATTTTATTAAATTATCAACCAAAGAAAAATACAGCAGGAGAGCAATAATAAAATACCCTCTAATTCGCCATTAAATGCCCCTCAGAGACGAGGAGAGATTTTTCAAAGGTAATTACCTTGCCAAGCATTAAAAATGCAATACAGGGCAAAATATGGCTTTGTTTTTCTGAAACCCTTATAAATACTGAAAAGTTAATATCGCAAACTTGTGAAGCAGGCGAAACAAGTTTGCTCTTTCCTGAGATATATCAATACTATTCCTGAAGGGAATAGTTATTACTGTTTCCAGAAAGGAAACAGTTATTAGTAAACTATCCAGAAGATAGTTTACATAATTAAAAAGTATTTTATATTTATTTATATAATTATATATAGTTATGTCGAAGACATAACTATTTAATAATACTATTCTTTTATAATAGTATTTAATAATAATAATTATTCTTTTCTTTATGAAAAGAATAAATAATAATAATTATATTTATATTTAATATTCTTTCTTTATGAAAGAATATTTATTTATATTTATATTTATTTATTTATATTTATTCTTTTCTTTTAAAGAAGAAAAGAATATATTTATATAATTATATTTATTTAATTAATAATTTCTTTCTTTATGAAAGAAATTATATATAATATAATAATTATAATTAATATTATATATAATTATATATAATTATATTTATTAGCAAAAAGTATGCCAATTCTGAAAATAGCAAAAATTCTGAGAATTTCATAGAGCCTGTTTCACGCAATACAAATACCCCCTATCCCCCCTTGTTAGCCTTGTCTAACTTTTTTCTAACATAGAATTATTTTAATTAAAGTTAGTTTAATCTAACTTCTCAATTAGAGTTATAAAATTAAATTAAAATAAATATAAACACTATAACAATTGGTAAAATGGTAAAATGGTAAATTGGTCTGACCAATTTTTTTGTGAGTCCTTTTTGGTTCAATAACTATCACTAACTCATTTTTATATTTCTATACTTATCGAAATATAGTTATATTCTTGTGTTTAATATAACGTTTATATGGTTGTTATATTGTTTTATATACTTGTTTAGCTAATCAATAAAAGCAATAAATATACTTGAATATATTATTTTAATTTTTATATAATTTTTTTAAAAAAAAGTTATTGACTTTTTTTTTTAAAGATATATTATAGTGTTAACAATAAGGAGGTTAGTATGTTAGCACATGTAATAGTAAAAAAAGGCTCTGAATTCGTAGGACGCTATGCCGTCCTACTCGAAGACGATTTTTTGAAAATGAAGACAGTGGCGGGTGAGGCGCTCCGCCACGAGTTGCTTGTCGACGTTATGCAGGCAGTCGATGAAGATTGCCTGCTCAGGGCAAGCAAACTACACGAAGAGAGAAAAAGACCTTGGAGGGTTTGTGTAAGGAAAGGGAGGTCCGGATGCAAAGATTTTTGGATTGAATATCTCATCAATACAGAGCTAAAAATAATTGGTAAGGGTGGCAGGCTCCATATCTCTATGAATGGTAAGTTAAATGAGGGGTTAGACATCCCTCTTATGGACTTAGCTCCAATCTTGCACCACCAAAACTTCCCAGAAGGGTGGGAGCAGGAGCACCCCGAGTATTCATTTGAAGTAATCTCAGAAAGTGACCTGCCTAAAATAGGTGACTTTTACCCGGCAGGTACAGATGAATACGGCGAAGAGGATATCCCTGTAGAGGAAATACAAATAAAAGATGAGGAGGAATAAAATGAAAGAAATTAAAATTGAATTAATAGTCACAAGGCATAGTGCCCTTGTTGACTACTTAAAAGAAATTGGACTTGCTGGGGATGGCGTTGAAGTGGCAGAACACGCCACCCCTGAAATGATAGCAGGGAAAAATGTGGCAGGGGTTTTGCCACATAGTCTTTCTTGTTTGACAGCGAGTTTTACGGAGGTACCACTAAATTTAACCCCCGAAATGAGAGGGAAGGAACTTGACCTCGATGACCTTCGTAAGGTTGCTGGAGAACCAGTGACCTATATTGTAAGAAAAATAGCTAAATAAAAGGAGGCTTTATATGAAAAAAATTAGAGTAGAAAAAACAAAAAAGGGCTATCCCGCATTTTGGGAGGCTGGAGGAGGCCGTACCAACACGGGATACGCTACCATCGTAGCTGGCAGAGATGGCCAGCCAAAAAAGGCCGTCTATGTCAGGGGACGAGGCGAGCTCGCAAATAGCTCGCACGCTCTCATTATTCTGGAGGTTGGTGACCACATCATAGAGTCCAACCAACACAGGGGCGACTTCGAGATTTCCATTTACAGAATCACGGGAATCTCGAAAGAAGAGGCGTCGATAGAAAAAATTGCGGGGTTTTCCAATGATGAGTGGGATGCAGCATTCCCCGACTTCCTCGAGGAAGCAGTACAAGTAGCTATGATAAAGGCGACCTGCTACCATTGCAGGGCACCACACTATATAAAGACCTGAGCAAGTCTTTAAACTGCTCTGAAAGGCACGGCAAGACATATAAGTCACCGCCACAGCCGCTGGTATCTTATCGATACTGGCGGCTTTTTTTTTTGTAGAAAAATAAAAAAAAGGAGGTAAAATTATGAAATATTTAGGACATGTAGAAATAACTGATTATGAGGGCTTTGAGCCCTCAAGATGTTTCAACGGTGGGGCTTATAGCTACACCGTTGTATATGAGAAAGTAAAAAGGAACACGTGGGAGGTGAGTTATTTCACCTCTTCAGACTTTGAATATTGTCACAAGAGAGGGCAATTCCAGCGGTGCTGGGATTGTTGGAATTACGATAAGGAGGATGGTGAGTGTACAGAGTCGTATCAAACTGTACACTTAAAGGAATTAAGGTCTGCTATAGCAACGGCTATAGCAGATAAAAACTGTACCGTTAAAATTAACGGTACAGTAATAAAAGAGGTTGAATAGGATGTTTAAGCGGTACTAATTTTTTAGTACTGCTTTTTTTTGAAAAATAAAAAAAAAAGGAGTGTATTATGTTAGTCAAAAAAAGTAATAAGATGATTCAGATTCAAAGAGATAAGCTTGACGGGGAGCTCACTATTGAGGAATTTGTGCATAGTGACGATTTATTTTTTAACAACTTATATATTTATATTGATGATAACGATGACATTTATTTAATTGATTCAAGTCAAGGAAAAGTTTATGACTTGCCCTATTATTCGTATGCAAGCCATAACGTTCTACTTGATTGCGTGGATGACTTAAACAATAAAAAAGTTGTCAAATGTAAAAGATTAAAACATATTGAAAAAGAAATACTAAAAGAATTTTACAGGGAGGATTAAATGATTATAAAAACTGTATTTTATAAAAAAGAAAAAAAAGGGTTTATTATTATTAAAGGCTTTAATCCTGCTTTAACTGATTTATACAGAAAAGCAGGTTATAAAGTAAAGTTTATTTACGATAGTTTAAATTAAGGGAGCTAATAAGCTCCCTTTTTTTTTTATCTTTTTTTTATCCTAACATTTCGTTAATCATAAAAATATCAAAATAATTTAATACCATACTATTTTAATATGATATGTTTATTACTTAATGATTAAATATAATTTATAATTATTCTAATTCTATTCTATCCTTGAGTTTACCACTAAAAAGATAATTTAAAGCTGCTTGCTCACAATTACTGAACAAATAAACTGACCGGGCAAACTGAACAAATAAAATGACTGGCAAGAAGATTAATTATCTTGTAAAAAGATAATTTAAAATTGCTATAAGTTATTGATATAATTATAAAATAAAAAATATTAAATTTATAAAAAAAAGTTATTGACTTTTTTTAAAAAAGGTATATTATACTTTATAACAATAAAAAAAGGAGGTAAAAAAAAAAAAATGAACGTATTAGTATGTATGCAACACAAATTAACAGAGGAACAAGTTAAGGAATTAAACGATTTAGGATTTAATAGCATCCACCAATTAAAAGATGTGGATAATGAACTATTTAATCAAGTTGCAAACTGCCCAGTTGATGCAACAGAGCTAATAAAATTAGCTAAACAATTAGAAAGAGTTGTTAAGGATTTTGATGCAATAGTTTTACCTATTGGCAGCCCTGCTTTCAATTTTATATTTAATAGATTACTATCTAATATTAGAGTATTGTTTGCTCATTCTGAAAGAGTGGCTACTGAAACAACACAACCTGATGGAACTGTTACTAAAAATGTAGTATTTAAACATATTAGATTTATAAATTTTCATATTTAACACAAAATAAATAAAAGGAAGGTGCGATATGAAAAAGAATTTGAAAGAAATGGCGAGAGTATTTGAAGAAGCTTTGTTTAATAGCGAACTTGAAAGCACCGTTTACAATATAGTAAACGGCAACTACTTAAAAGAGGACTATAATATTGTAATGAAATACTTGGACCTCAACAACGCTAACTTTGGAAAAAGAAACTTTAACCTCATTGCCTATATATGCAATAGAACAATTGAACAATATTTTATTGATGTGTGTGAACAATATTTAAATAGGAATCAGACGGTTGCTATTTATAAATACCTGTCTGATATAGCAAAGAATACTTTCAAAAGCTTAGTAATGGTGAATTTAATAGAATTTTATGAAGATTTTTAAATAAAAGGAGGCTTAAATGTTAAGGAATTTCGTACATATGGAAAACGAGTTTAGGAAAGTTTATGAAAGCATGGAATTTGGAGAAAGAACAGTCGAGCTTCAAATTTTCTTAACTTGGTTGACACAACAACTGTCAACCGACGAAGCAAAGGAACTGGCTGAGATTTTACTTCCCGAGATGTTTGAGAAAGAAGATGAGTAGATATGATTTTCCATACTTTAACCCAATTGGCTAAGGAGGTTGAGAATGAATAAGCAAGAATTTATTTGCTATCTTGAGAAGATAGCTTATGAAAAAGATTTTGGGGCTTTTAACATTAGCGAGTTTAGATTTAGGCGAGGCAAAAATAGCCTCAGCCTAACTAAAAGAGTTAAAGTAAAAGGTAATACAATAACAATAAAGATAAAAATGGAGGGTATAAAATGAGAGTAGCAGAGTTTATATTATTGTTATCCGTTGTGGCAGCTTTTCTTGTGATTGTTGGCTATGGTATGTATACCACAACAATCCTTGACGCTCTTGCAGAGCAAACGTTTAAGCAATTAGAACAGACAAGTAGAAATTTAGATAACTTATCAAGTGAAATGCAAAAAGCACTTGATATGTTAGATAAACAGATAGAAATAAAACAAAGTAACAAATAAATAATAGCAAAGGAGATTGTTATGAGATGCATTGCTTGTAATGAAATAATTGATGAGACTTACATCAGAATCTCTGGACAAGATGAATATTGTCACGAATGCATGTTTGAAGTAACTAAAGTCCTTGAAGGTATAGAGGAAGAGGAAGTGGAATTCATTTCTATTGAGGATTTAGAGGATGAAATCTAAGGATAAAATATGATAAGTAAAACAGATAAGGAGCATATACTTCAGCTTGCAGAGAAACAGGAAGATGGCATAGAATATCGCTATAACTGTTTTATCTGCGGGGATAAAAGGAAGAGATTATATATTAAAAAAAATTTAACTAAAGTGTATGCTCACTGCTTTAACGGAGGATGTAAACTGCAAGTAAGAGGCTTGGTGTTATCTATCTATCGAGACTATAAAGACTTGATAGATAAAGATGTTAAATTAAATACTAAGCAGGTAAACAATTTAAACTTGCACCACAAATTACCCCCAAAAGCAGTTAACTATCTGTTAAAATATCTTGATAAAAACACTATTGAAAATTTCAATAGTAAGGGTATCATACTGTATGAGTATGAATTGGATAGATTGATGTTTAAATGCAGAGGAGGCTATACTGGAAGAAGCCTTGAATGTAAGCCGAAATGGATAAAATACGGAGCTGAATATTTCATAATCGGGAATGAATACCTGAAGACAAATAATAAGATTGTTTTGGTGGAAGATTGTATAAGTGCCATTAAAACGTCAAAATCGGCTCGCTGTTGCACGATAGCACTGTTAGGTATACAAATACCTTTGAAACTGAAACATCGCATTATAGCTCAAAATATGGCGTCTGAGAGGCATATAGTTATTTGGCTTGATAAAGACTCGGCAGGGATAAAAGGAATGCTGAAAGTTAAGAGGGAGTTAGAGGTATTCCTGAAATGTAGTGTAGTTTATAAGCCTGAACCGAAATTGTGTTCAGAAAAAGAGATTAAGGAGGCTTTAATATGAATGCAAACATAGTGTTACTTAGATTACTTACTGAAGATGAGTATTACACTAAGTATAGAGATTACATAGATGTATCTTCAGTATCAGAAGAGGAAAGAATAATTATAAAGATTATAGATTATATATTTAAAAATAATAAATCTATAAAATCTATAAATAAAGAATTATTAATAAGTATCTTTAATGATAATTATAATAATAAAGAAAAAGAATTTAAAGATAATATATATAATATAATATATAATATATATAATATAAATTATAATCTTAAAGATTATAATTTAATTATAATTAATATTATAAAGAAATATATATTAAATAATATTATTAATAAATCTATTGAATTAATAGAAAATAAAGATACTTATGATTTAGATACTTTAGATACACTACTTCAGGATTACAAAAGTAAAGTGCTATTACTTACAGAGGAAGAGAATAACATTGTGTCTGATGATATTGATATAATTCTGGAAACTGAGGCTGGCGACTCTGGGTTTGACTGGTTTTGCGATGAAATGAATAATGCTCTGGGTAAATGCAAAGGCGGTGATTTAGGTTTGATTGTCGCAAATCCCGACGCAGGCAAGACTGCCTTCATTCTGACTGTAGCAATGGGACTACTGAAGTCAGGGGCAAAGGTATTGCATATCAACAACGAAGAGAGAGGAAGCAAGGTAAAGCTCAGGGCTATTGAAAATTTATGTGAGATGACAAAAGCAGAAATAGTTAGTAATAAAGATAAAGTTCAGGAAACTATTGATAATTACATGAAAGGTAAATACTTTTTATATGATTTAGTTTCTGTTAGTATCAGAGAGATTAAAACTCTAATAGAGAAACATCAGCCTGACATTGTTATCATTGACCAATCAAGCAAAATCAAGGTAGGTAAGCAAGACAGAAACGACTTGACTCTTACTGAGATATATAAAGGGCTTAGAGAGTTAGCAAAAAATTATAATGTGCATATTATAGGTGTATCTCAGGCTGATAGCTCAGCTTATGATAAAGAATGGCTCAGCATGGATAATCTATTTGGCTCTAAGGTAGGTGTTCAAGGCGAGCTTGATTACATCATAGGCATAGGTAAGAATACTTCTGATGCAAGCAAGGAGAATTGGAGATATTTATCTTTTCCTAAGAATAAATTAACAGGTAATAATAGTGCAAGAGTAATTTTAAGACTTGACAAAATGAAATCAAAGTATTATAATAGTTTGTAGAATAAAAACAAAGGAGGTTACTATGACAGAGAAACTTATAGAAAGTGTATATCTTACGTTCTGGTGGCAAACAAATAATATCAGGGCGGCGGTGTTTTTTGAAAAAGAAACATTAGAACCAATAGCTATGGACATCATTGAGATTAATGGTGAGAAAAGCGGTAACATACCGTTGCATGCATTGGTAATGATTGAGGATATGTTGTGTAGGTATTTTGAAAATGAATTAACAATGCTTATCAAAGAGCAATTGTTTTTAGAGGGTGATAGAAGCTTATTATGAAAGCTGTATGATTTACTGCTTATGATACTATATAAAAAAGGAGGCTTAAAATGAAAGAAATAAATAAACTATATCAAGGTGATTGTTTAGAAGTAATGGATAAACTGATAGACGAAGGTGTAAAAGTAGATGCTATAATCACAGACCCGCCTTATGGCACTACTGCATGTAAGTGGGATAGTGTTATTCCTTTTGATGAAATGTGGCAAAGACTAAACAAACTTATAAAACCAAATGGGGCTATTGTATTGTTTGGTAGTGAACCTTTTAGTAGTGCATTAAGAATGAGTAACATCAAGAATTATAAGTATGATTGGGTGTGGGATAAAGGTCGTGGTTATAACTTTGCATCCTTAAAATATTGTCCGTTTAAAAGCCACGAGATAATATCCGTTTTTAGTAAAAAAGCACACAACTATTTCCCTCAAAAGACAAAAGGAAGGCCGTATAGCCAAAAGCAAGGCAGAAAAGGAGAGGTTTATGGCGGTGATAATGGAAGAGAAATTATAACAATAAATAATGGTGACAGACACCCTCTGTCAATACAAAAGTTTGTTAGAGGCAGGGATGATGTTGGATTACATCCAACCCAAAAGCCAGTCGCACTAATGGAATATTTAATCAAAACTTACACAAATGAAAACGAAACTGTTTTGGACTTCGCTATGGGTTCTGGGTCAACAGGTGTTGCTTGTGTAAACACAGGGCGAAATTTTATAGGTATCGAGATAGATGAAACATATTTTAACATAGCAAAAAAAAGAATTGAAGAAGCAGAAAAAAGTGCTATGGAATAGGAGGATACAATGAATTGGAAGGATGTGTTTCCAAAAGAGAATAGGTATTTTGAAACAGAGAATTGTATACTCTACAATGCTGATTGTTTAGATATATCAAAGCAAATGCCTGATAATAGTGTTGATTTAGTAATTACTGACCCACCTTATGGAGTTAGAAAAAAGGAAAAGTGGGATGATAAAATTTATTTTTTAAATTCAATAGAGAATTGGCTTAAAGAATATTACAGAGTGTCAAAATTAGGTGTAATATGGTTTTGTGCAGATATAATGATACCTGAAATTATGAGAATTACAAGTAAAAATAATATAGTTTTTCACAGGCTTTTGATTTGGAACAAGCCACCTGGAAGTCAATATACAGGTGCTATGCGTAATAAAATATGGTATTCCATAGAACCTATACTTGTGTTTTTAAAAAATGAAAATTTAACTAAAATTAAAAATATACAAAATTATTCATACGCAAGTTTTGATGCAAGAACAATACCACAAAAAAAGTATAATCATCCAACAGTAAAGCCAACAAATTTAATGGAATGGTTAATTAAACATTATAGTGAAGAAGGGCATATAATTTTAGACCCGTTCATGGGTTCTGGAACAACAGGAGTAGCTTGTAAAAACCTTAACAGAAACTTTATAGGTATAGAGTTAAACCCTGAATATTGCGAAATGGCCAAGCAGAGAATTTTAGGTGAGATATGAAATACATAGTGCTTGATATAGAAACTGATGGTTTAAACCCGAGACAAGATGCACTTGTATCCTGTGCATTTTTTGCACAAGATAAGAGTTTATTCTTGCCTGTGTATCATCCACAAGCTGATATTTTACCAAAACAAAGCTTAGACAGGATACAAGAAGTTATAAGTAAGGCTGACTTATTAGTTGGTCATAATATTAAGTTTGACTTACAGTTTCTACAACATCATAATATTAATTTCTATAACAAAGATGTTTGGGATACAGGTATAGCTGAATATATACTATCAGGACAACAAGTTAAGTTTGCTAAGTTATCAGAGCTAATACAGAAATACTCTAACAACCAAACTAAAATAGATTTAGAGTTAGGGGATGTAAAAGCAAGTGAGTATTCATTAGCAGTGCTTGAAGAGTATAACGTCAGAGATGTTCAGATTACCGAAACTATATTCTTGAAACAATACAAAGAGGCTAAACAAAAAGGTTTAGTTAATCTTATTAAGATTGTATCTAACTTTACTAAAACGCTGGCAGATATGGAATATAACGGAGCTAAAATAGACGTTGACTTACTAACATATATGGATGTTAAACTTAAATCAGAAATAGAGTTTATAGAAAATAAAATGAAAGAGATATGTGAAGTAGATTGGATAAACTTTAATAGCTCTGAACAACTATCTGCTGCACTGTTTGGTGGAACTATTATGGTTGATGGGTATTCTTTAAGATACAAGACACTTAAATCTGGTGAGCTTAAAATGTATAAAAGAAAAGATAAAGTTCCTTTTGTTGTTACTGGTTTAGGGTTTAGCACAAGACATTCTGAGAAGACAAAAGATGGGTACTGGAGTGTATCCGATAGTGTTATCAAACAATTAAAAGGTAGAACAAAGATACAAAAAGAGTTTATAGAACTATATAAGAGATGGAGAAAACTACAAACTATTCAAGAGAAATATACAAGTAAATATTTAGAAAGATTAGACAATGGTTTTGTGTATCCTCAATTCAACCAAACATCCACCAACACAGGCAGGTTGTCTTGTAACAAACCTAACATACAACAGATACCAAGACCAGACGAGGAACTACAGGACTACAATATCAAGGACTTATTTGTAAGTAGATATCCTAATGGTGTTATTCTTGACGTAGATTTCTCACAGTTAGAGTGGAGAGTATGTGCCTATCTTTGTCAAGACCCTGTTATGATACAAGAAATCAAAGGAGGTGTAGATGCACACAAACAGAATGCAAGTATAGCTTTTAATATACCTGTTGAGCAGGTAACAAAGCAACAAAGACAGATTGCCAAAATGGTTTCATTTGGGCTGATATATGGGCAGACTGCTTATGGGTTAGCATTAAGACCAGATATACCAATCAATAGTCCTGACGAGGCACAAGCAGTCATTGATGCTGTATATGGTAAGTATAAGAAACTAAAAGAGTGGCACGATAGATTATATCTACAAGCTATGAATACTAAGAAACTCGTTAGCCCATCAGGTAGATGGTTTAGATTTACAAACCCTTCTAATGATGTTACAAAGATTAAAAACTATCCTGTGCAGTCATTAGCTACTGCTGATATTGTGCTTTTAGTATTACACAGAGCTTGGCTTACAATTAAAATGAAAGGCATTAAAGCAGTGCCTATAAACACTGTTCACGATTGCATTGTGTATGATTGCTTTAGTGAGATTGAAGCAAAGCAGGTAGCTAAAATTGTAAAGACTTATATCTTTAAAGCAGAGATACTTTTAGATAAGTATTTAGGAATTAACTTTAATGTGCCTCTTGATAGTGAGGCAGAGATGGGTAAGTGCTGGGGTAAAATGAAAGAGATAGAGGTGGAGATATGAAATATAAAGATAAAAAAAAAGATGTTGACATTCAAATCTAATAATGATATAATAGTAGTATAAAAAATAAAGGAGGAAGTTATGGCAATTAAAGGCGTATTACAGAGCATTTCAATTAGACAAGGTAACACTAACAGAAGGGCATGGAAGATGTATCAGTATAAGTTAGACAATGGGAAGACTTATACTGCATTCCGGAAATTCCCAGTTCAAGAGGGGGATACTGTTGAGATTAATATGGAAAACAACAATGGTAATTGGAAAGTAAAAAACATCCAAGCTGTGTCACAGTCACAGCCATCATATCAAAAACAGACTGGCTCTACTTTCTCTGTTGACAGAGAGCTTGGTATTATCAGGCAGTCCTCTATCAAGGCAGCTATTGATATTGTAAACAATAAGATTAATCTTGCAGCTGTGTTAGAGATAGCTGACATTCTTGTTGAATATTGCCAAAATGGAAACTCAGATTTACTTAACGAAAAATTGGCTGAGATTATCGCAAGAGATATCGACACTGAGCCACAAGAAGAGGAGCTTGAAGGTGGGCTATGAAACAGGAAGAACTGTCAAGTAAACTAAAAGAAATGCTTGACAAGTCAAAAGACTATGACACATTTATCCATAATCTCAATACACACACCAATGTTATTGAGATGGCTAAATATATTTTAAATCAAGACTACTTTAGCTTTAAAGATTACTTTAATAAAAACAAGGAGAGAAAATGATAAAAGAAAAGATATATGAATTGTTACAGCTGAATGAGGACTTACCTATACCAGAGGATATATTCAAAGAGTTCTCTGAGTCAGTAGTCTATGGACTACAGAGACAAGTATTCTCAGAAAGACAAGAGAGAGGCACTTTACGCCTATCTCAGATAGGTAGATGTGTTAGACAGCAATGGTATATGGTTAAGAAATATCCTACAGAACCATTAAACCCAAGAGCTAAAATGACATTCTTATTTGGTGATATAGTAGAGGCTGTTGTTGTAGCTTTAGCAAAAGCCTCAGGTGTAAACTTACACAGTGAGCAAAAAGAAGTAGACTTTAACGGGGTTAAAGGACATATTGATGGTTTAATTACTGTCAATGGGGAAGATTGTTTATTTGAGTGTAAGTCTATGTCTGATGCAGGGTTTAAAACATTAGAAAGAAAAGGTTTGGAGGATGACTTTGGGTATCTTTCTCAAGTTAATAGCTATTTGCATTGTCTTGGTCTTAATAGAGCTTTTCTGGTCGCAGTTAATAAAAACACTGGGCATATTGCAGAGGTGGAAGTCAAAAAATCTGACAAACTTGTAAAGGAAATAGAAAAGAATATAACTACACTTAGAGAGTGTATACAAAATGATACACTTCCTGATAGAAAATATAAGCCTGTTGAAGAAACTTACAGAAATAAACCGACAGGTAGAATGATACTGCCTGTTCAGTGTGCTTACTGTGGCTATAAGGACTCTTGCTGGAATAATTTACAACAAGACTTTAAAAATAATAGACCAATTTGGGTTGTAGAGGAGGATAACAATGACTAAAATAACTTTAACAACAACAGAGGTTGATGGGAGCAGAAGAGAATGTGTATTTGAAACAGACTATGAAGTGGTTACTTGGGTAACTTTACTTGATAGGTTTATTGATATGCTTAACGGTGTTGGTTATATCATAGATAAAGAATGGATTGTCATCGATAAAGATAGTGAAGAGTTTACATTAGCTGATTATGTGGAGGGCTAAATGTTTATTGTAGGCATACATAAATTAGATAAGAATGCTGTTATTCCTAAGTATCAAACAGAGGGTGCAAGTGGGTTTGATTTATGCACCACTGAAGATTTTATAATATACCCTATGCAGAGAAAACTAATACCTACTGGGTTGGTTTTTATTATACCTAAAGGGTATGAAATGCAGTTAAGACCAAGAAGTGGTTTAGCTTTAAAACACGGTATTACATTAGTAAACACGCCTGCAACAATAGACTCTGATTACAGAGGTGAGGTTAAGATATTAATGACTAACTTAGGGGATAGAGAGGTTTCTTTCTTAGCTGGTGATAGAATAGCTCAAGGTGTTATAGCACCTATACATAGAGTAGCTTTCACTGAAGTGGATAGAGTCAGTAGCACAGCAAGAGGGGCAGGGGGGTTTGGAAGTACAGGGGCGTGTTAAAAAAAACAAATATATTAGACACTTAAGAGATACTGATATGCTAAATAAAGGCGGGGATGTGTTGGAAAGGGAGACATAGTCCTTTGAGGATGGGCGTAAGCCATGAGGGTTCGAGTCCCTCCGTCCCCACCAAATTAATAGAGGATTAAGATGAAAGTTATAGATATTGTTATAAATTGGCTTAAAGAAAACCAATATGATTGGTTAGTTAACACCGACCTTGAGTGTGGATGTAGTGTTGACGATTTAATGCCGTGCTGTGATTGTTTTAGTGAGTGCGAACCTGCATACAAACATAGTGATGGATGGTTTTATAAAATAAAAGAAGGAGATAAAGATGAAAAAGATAATTAAAGATTTGACAAAGGCAACGGAACAACCCACAGCCATTACAAAAATACTAATGGATATCGGATATAGCTATGGTTATAGACCTTTTATAATGAAAGCTATAAATAGCATTCTTAATTGGTTTTTACATTGTTGTGAAGAACTTGAAGAATTTGAAAGTTTTTCTACCCAAAGTAAGGAAGAACAAAGGAAAATGTTATATGCTATGTTAGATATAATATTAGTAGATTTGTCTTTTGAAGAGTTATTAGAATGGGTTGCTATAAGTAATAATAAGTGTTTAGTTGATGAAGTAATAAAAGATTGTATTGAAAACAAAAAAAGATATAAGTTTGAAGGAGTATTAGAATTAACATACTATAAATTTTTAAATAAGATAGGAGTAAATTTAATCGAAATTTTAACTCAACATTCAGAATAAAAGAGGAATAAAATGCTTAAAATACTTTTGAGGAGGATATTATGAATAAACTATCATTAGATAAGAAAATAGAATTAATTAATAAATACTGCAAAGAAACCTTATCTATTGCTCATTACTGTGAGTGGGAATTAAACTCATATGGAAAAGGCACTCTTTTCTATGAAGATATTGTAAAAGGTAAAACTATCAAAGACGTAGTTAACAAAGCATATAATATATTCAAGGAGGCTACAAAATGAAATATGCTATTGAAACATTAAGAATTGAAGAGTATAAGTTAAAAGAAGCAATAAGAGTTTCATTAAATACATTGCGTGGTGATGGTGGTTTTGGCTCAACCGGAGTTTAATATGAGAATGAAAGACATAGTTGAAACTTGTGAGCTTATGTTTGATACACCAGAAAAACTTATAGAAAGATTACATTTATCTATGGAGGAAGTTTTGCTTGCTTTATGGGAAACAAAGAGCGAAGAAATTATAGATTTAATAATTGAGTATAAAGATGCCTTAGATAAAAAAGTAGAAGAGGAATACAATGAGTTCAACTAATAGACAGAGAGGAAAGGCACACCAAAAGAAAGTAGCAGAGATGTTGAATGGGATAGACATAGGTATCTTAGGTGGTGAGGATGTATTGACGGATGATTTCTCTATTGAATGCAAGTCTGTTATGAAATTTGTTGGTGAGAAATGGTATGCTCAATGTGTCAAAAACAATAAGAGAAAGAAGATACCTATTGTAGTTGTGCATATCAAGAATAAAAGTTATGATAATGATTATGTTTTAATCAATATCAATGACTTTAAAAAAATTATCTCTAACACTTAGTTTTTTGCAAGTAACAGAGAATAACATCAAGGAGATTAAATGAAAACATATAATTTTAATGGTGATATAGCTGTCGTAAATTTAGGTGACCTACATTTAGGCAGTTCATTCTGTGATGTAAGTGGTGTAGACAAAGCAATAGATTATATTTTAAAGAATGAAAATGTGTATTGGGTTTCTACAGGTGATATACTTGATATTAATTTAAAACAAAGTAAGACATTTGACTATGGGGGTATGTCAGTAGGGAAAGAAATAGAAATGGCAGTTAAAATGTTAGAACCTATTAAACAGAAATGCTTAGGTGTTGTTGGCTCTAATCACCATTACAGAGTAGAGAAAGAGATAGGTTTAAACATAGACAATATGTTATGTAAAATGCTTGGCATACCCTATCTTGGATACACAGGCTTTCTTAGACTTATAGTTGAGGGATGTGGTCACTTCGTTTGCTTACATCATACCAATGGTTTTGGGAGGACAAGAGGGGCTAAAGCAAACTCAGCAGAAAGATTGTCAGATGTATATAGAGGATATGATGTTTATATGACAGGACATACACATTGCTATCAACATTTAATAGATAAGATAAATATATTAGATAGAAAGCATTATACAAATATGTTGGTAACAACACACATTGTAACAACAGGACATTATTTAAACTATTCTGGTAGCTATGCAGAGAGAATGCTACTTACACCTGCTCCTAAAGGCTCTTCAATAGTGTATATGAATAAGAGTAAGCAAATAAAAGCTAACTTTTTGGAGGTGTGATATGCCGGCTTATGTGTTTAAATGTCCTAAATGTGGTTTAGTGTGGGAAAAAAGAATGAGCATACAGACATATGAAGATACTAAAGATAGTATAGTATGTCCTGTATGTAGGTATGATGAGCAGAAAAGACAATATGATACTTTAAATTTTATATTAAAAGGTAGAGGTTGGTTTAGAGATAATTATAAATCATTAAAAGACGAGAAGAAAGAAGCAGAGGCAATAGCAAAATCAGCAGACCCAACATATACTGAGGAGTAAATTTGAGGTTTAAAGACGGATATTAGGGGTGAATATGCTTATTGATTTAGACGATAGTGTAACTATCAACTTATCTAATGTAGTTAGTATAGAGGTAGGGGAAATTATGATTGGCTCTGGGAAGTATAGTTTACTCTTTACCTCTGTAGGTGGTGTTAAAAAATCATATGGCAGTATGAGTAAGAAAGAAGCATTAAATTTAAAAGATAAAATTGTTGCAGTGTTTAATTCCAGACATGACCAGTTTGTTGTGGATGATTATATTGATGAGCAACAAGATATGTTTTTACAATCAATTGTTCCAATAATAAGAGAAGGAAATTGTTAAAATACAGGCGGTGGAGGAAAGCAGGTATGCGTGTTTTTGTAGATTTAGACTCAACATTAAACAATTTAGGGGATGTTTGGATAGAATGGGCAAACTCTAAATACAACAGAAATTACACAGTGGACGACATATTGCACTGGGACTGGTTTAAGTGGGAGTTCGGGGATGACGCATATAGTTTTTTAACAAAAGACATATTCGAACAAGATACAGTCCGTCCTAAAGATGGTTCTTATGAATTTGTAGAAAAACTAAAAGTCTTGTTTGGGGGAGAGAATGTCTACATTATATCAAATACCCCTAAAGATTTTTATGATAGTAAAAGTAAATATATTCACAGACACTATGATATAAATAAAGACAATATTATATTTACAAAGGATAAATATTTATACACACACAACGGTGTGTTGATTGATGACCACATAGATAATGTGGTGGAACATTGTTATTTTAATAAAAACATCGGAATACTTTATGCATATAAATGGAACGACTATATAGAAAACCCACATGTAAAAATAGATTTTAATAAGTATTCTAAAATAAAACATATTTTACACAGAAAAAACAACTATGAAGATATTTTAAAATTTTTGTCTGAATGTGTGTTTGATAAAAAAAAGGAGGACTAATGACTAACATAAACAAAACATACCAGGACTTTATATTTTATAGGACATACTCAAGATGGAATTGGGGCTTAGGCAGAAGAGAAACTTGGGATGAAACAATAGACAGATATAGAGATTTTTGGCTACAAAGAATACCTCTTAAACTTAAAGACGAGTTTTTAACAGCAGTAGAGATGATAAGAAAGAAAGAGATTATGCCCTCTATGAGATTGCTTTGGACTGCTGGTGATGCAGTAGAAAATGATAATATATGTGCTTATAACTGCTCATACAGAGCAATAGATGATATAAAAGCTTTTAGTGAAGTTCTTTATATTCTTATGAATGGTACAGGTGTTGGTGTGTCTGTAGAAAGACAGTTTGTAAATCAATTACCTAATGTGCCAAACCATCTTGACAATAAAGAAATAACTGTAGTATTTAAAGATAGTAAGCTTGGCTGGGCAGAGGGGGTATACCACTTTATGAAATATTTATATGATGGTGTAATACCTCTGTATGATGTTTCAAAGGTAAGACCAAGAGGTGCTATACTTAAAACTTTTGGTGGCAGAGCCTCTGGTGCAAAACCTTTAATTGACTTATTAGAGTTTATTAAACAAGTATTTATAAACGCTAAAGGTAGAAAGCTTACCTCAGAAGAGTGTGCAGATATTATTTGTAAGATAGCTGAT